TTAAGGAACCATCGCAAACCTTATTATCGCTTATGGGTGTCGTGGTACAAGCAGGTCAAAGATTCGCTTCAATAGCAGATCTGCAAGTGGGAGACGGGAATCAGCAAGCTGCAGTGGGCACGACAGTTGCTATGCTTGAAAGAGGGAGCAGAACAATGTCTGCCATACATAAAAGATTGTATGCCTCTATGAAAAAAGAATTTAATTTATTAGCAAGAGTTTTCAAGTTATATCTACCTCCAATCTATCCATACGATATTGTCGGCGGTCAAAAACAAGTCAAGCAATTAGACTTCGATGATAGAGTAGATATATTGCCGGTTGCAGATCCAAACATATTTTCTCAAACTCAGAGAATCTCCCTAGCCCAAACGGAAATGCAACTGGCTTCGTCCAATCCACAACTACACAATCAGTATCAAGTGTATAGAAATATGTATGAAGCGTTAGGTGTAAAAGATATTGACTCTATTTTAATTAGACCACAACCACCAACACCAAAAGATCCTGCATTAGAACATATCGATGCATTAGGTGGAAAACCTTTTCAAGCTTTCCCTGGTCAAGATCATAGATCACATATTACTGCTCACTTAAATTTTTTAGAAACAAACATGGTTAAGAACGCACCTGCAGTTGGAGCGTCTATACAAAAAAATATTTTAGAACATATTAGTTTAATGGCACAAGAACAGATCGAATTAGAGTTTAGACAAGAGTTGCCACAACTAGCACAGATGATGCAGATGGCACAACAGAATCCACAGATGCAACAACAAGCTATGGCTATGCAACAACGTATCGAAGCTAGAAAAGCTGTACTAATTTCTGAAATGATGGAAGAATACATGAACGAAGAGAAAAAAATTACTTCACAATTTGGAAATGACCCTATTGCAATGTTAAGAGCTAGAGAATTAGACCTTCAAGCACAAGAGAACAACAGAAAAAAACAAGAAGGTGAAGATAGAATTAACTTAGACCGTATGAAAGCCATGATGAACCAACAAAACGTAGATGAGAAGCTAGATCAGAACGAAGAACTAGCACAATTAAGATCTGACACGTCTATTAAGAAAACAATTTTAACAAGTGAACTTAAAAAGGACAATTAATGATTAATAAAAAAGAAAAAAACACTTTAAAGAAACATAAAAAGCATCATACAACAAAACATATGGCATCAATGAAAAAAGATATGAAAAAAGGCATGACTTTTAATAAATCGCATAATAAAGCTATGCGAAAGGTTGGAAAATAATGGCTTGGTTTGGTTTAGCAAAATTAGCATTCTCTGCTGGAAGTAAAATCTACGCTAATCGTCAAAAAACAAAAATGGCTATGTCTGATGCACAATTAATGCACGCAGAAAAGATGGCTAGAGGCGATGAAGCTTATCAAGGCAAATTATTAGAGTCTAGACAATCAGATTGGAAAGATGAGGCGGTTTTAATTATATTAAGCACACCTATAGCAATTTTAGCTTGGGCAGTGGTATCGGATGACCCTACAGCAATGGACAAAGTAAAGTTATTTTTCGAGATGTTCTCAGAATTACCTAAATGGTTTACAAATTTATGGATACTTGTAGTTGCTAGTATTTACGGTATAAAGGGTACACAAATATTTAAAGGAACAAAAAAATAAGGAAGGAGACAAAAAATGGCAAATAGATTATATAATAAACAAATTAAAAAACCCGGGTTTTTAAGTGGTGGTCAAGTTAAACTTGATAAAAACAAAAACGGAAAAATAGACGCTCAGGATTTTAAAATGATGAAAAAAAAACCAAAGAAAAAATAATGAAAAAAATAAAAAATTTTTTTAAACATCTAGTAGAAAAAATACTTGGCAAAAGATGCAAGTGTAACAATTAACTAAAAAAGGAAAAACATGGCAAAACCAGGACTATACGCAAACATACATGCAAAGAAAAAAAGAATAGCAGCCGGCTCAGGAGAAACAATGAGAAAACCCGGAAGCAAAGGCGCTCCAAAAAAAGCTAATTTTGTAGCAGCAGCTAAAACAGCAAAGAAGCCAGTTAAGAAAAAAGCGTAATGGCTACTGCTGCATGGCAAAGAAAAGAAGGTAAAAACCCTTCTGGTGGATTAAATAAAAAAGGTGTTGCATCTTACAGAGCAGCAAACCCAGGATCTAAATTAAAAACAGCAGTAACAACAAAACCTTCTAAACTTAAAGCAGGTTCTAAATCAGCAAACAGACGTAAATCTTTTTGTGCTAGAATGAAGGGCATGAAATCTAAACTTACTTCTGCTAAAACGGCAAGAGACCCGGATAGTAGAATAAACAAGTCTCTTAGAAAGTGGAATTGCAATTGAAAAAAACAAAAGCAAAAATAAAGAAAGTAATTAAAGGTTTAAACAAAGCTTCTAATTTACATGCGGGTCAAGCTAAAGTATTGAAAGGAGTTTTAAAAAAACATGCAACTAGAAACAGTAATAGTAAAACTTAATAGACTCTTAAATCAAAGACTAGAAGATTTATCTATAGCGGTAACGTCCGGCGCTATTGACAATATGGAGAATTATAAGTATATAGTAGGACAAATTAAGGCACTAGAATCAGTGCGTCAGGAACTCTCTAACCTGCTAAATGATAAGGAGCAAAAAAATGGAACAGTCATCAACATCAAAGATACAACTACCGAATAAAAAATTAGTAGGTGTAAAACAATCAGAAGAAAAAAAAGAAGATACAAATAAAATACCTAACCCAACGGGTTGGAGACTTTTAGTATTGCCATTTAAAATGGATGGTAAAACTAAAGGTGGAATACATTTATCAGATTCAACTATTGAGAGACAACAAGTTGGTTCTCAATGTGGTTTAGTTTTAAAGATGGGTCCCCAGTGCTATAAGGATAAAGAGAGATATCCTGAAGGCCCGTGGTGCAAAGAGGGAGGATGGGTAATGTTTGCTCGTTATGCTGGATCCAGAATTAAAATAGAAGGTGGGGAAATACGTCTGCTAAACGATGACGAAGTTTTAGCAACTATCGAGAGTCCAGAGGATCTCTTGCATGAATATTAACCATAGGAGGAAACTATGCCAGAAGTAGAAGAAAAGAACATGGTAGACATTGATACATCCGGTCCAGGAGCCGAGGTCGAAGTATCAGAAGATAAAGATGAGTCGGTTATAGAAACCGAAGCCTCTAAAGAAGAAGCAGTAACCACGGACCAAGGATCAGTTAAAGAAGAAACAAAAGATGACGAAAAACTAGAAGACTATAGTAAAGGTGTTCAATCAAGAATTGCAAAACTTACGCGTAAGATGCGTGAAGCTGAAAGGCAAAGAGATGCAGCTACTGAATACGCTAGATCAGTTGATGAAAAAAGACAAGTCTTAGAAAAAAGATTTGTAAAAACTGATTCAGACTATATGAAAAAGTTTGAGTCAAATGTTAAAACTGGTTTGGATTCAGCTCAAAAAGAATTAGCTGCAGCCATAGAAGCCGGTGATGCAGCAGCACAAGTAGACGCAAATAAAAGGATAGCTACATTAGCTTTTGAAAACGCAAAGTTAGAAGAAGCAAAAAGTAGACAGGTAGAAATACCTACGACACCTTCACAAGTTGTACAGCCAAGACAATCGGTAACACAACTTCCTGAAGCAGATCCTGATGCAGAAGCTTGGGCATCAAGAAACACATGGTTCGGTCAAGATCGAGCTATGACATTTACAGCGTTCGAGATTCATAAAGATTTAGTTGAAAACGAAGGTTTTGATCCTAAGTCTGATGAATATTATGCTGAAGTTGATAAAAGAATAAAGATTGACTTTCCGCATAAATTTGGTAAAACTAACACAGAAACGACTACGAAACCCGTGCAGACGGTTGCTTCAGCGCAAAGAAGTGTTAAACCTGGTCGCAAAGCTGTGAAACTCACATCGTCACAGGTAGCAATTGCTAAAAAATTAGGTGTGCCACTCGAAGACTATGCAAAACAGTTAAAACTCACGAAGGAGATATAAGCATATGATAGAAAAAGAAAACAAAACTTCTCGTGCGGACCATACACGAACAAAGTCGGAAAGACCAAAAGTGTGGGTTCCACCATCTTCTCTAGATGCACCTCCTGCGCCTGATGGATTCAGGTACAGATGGATAAGAGCAGAGAGCGTCGGCTTTCAAGATACGAAAAATGTAACGTCTCGAATAAGAGAAGGTTATGAATTAGTTCGTGCCGAAGAAGTTGAAAATGCATCTGATTATCCAGTTGTCGACGAAGGTCGATACAAGGGGGTAGTTGGGGTCGGTGGCCTTTTACTTGCAAAGGTACCAATCGAGATTGCGAAGCAACGTCAACAGTATATGACAGACCGTCATAAACAGAAGACTGAAGCCTTAGACAACGATCTTATGAAGGAGCAGGACAACAGGATGCCTATCAATGTTGATAGACAGTCCCGTGTAACCTTCGGTGGTACAAAGAAGTAACTAATTATTTAGTAATTTCTCGGGTTCATCCCTATCATCGATTTAACAATAACAAAGATAGGATATAACTATGGCAAATAGAAACACACAAGGTTTTGGACTTGTTGCTGCTGGTGCGCTTGGACAAAACGCAACTCAGTCACAAGGAAAATACTTTATAGATGCCGCTTCTACAACGACACTATTCAATGGTGGCGCTGTGGCTTCAGCATCAGGTTATATTGTAAATGGCCAAACGGCTAATGCTCCTGTTATTGGTACATTAAATGGAATTTTCTTTAACGCGGCTACAACTTTGAAGCCAACTTTTGCTAATTTCTATAATCAGCCAATTACACCTGCAAACAGTGAAGACATCACTGCATTTGTAAACGATAACCCAACACAACAATATGTTGTAGCAACTGACGCTACTGCAGCTCAATCAGTGTTCTTAGAATCATTTGATATGAATGCATCAGCGGGTAGTACTACTACTGGAAAATCAACATCGACTCTAGACATTGGAGACACCGGTGCTGATGATCATCAGTACAGATTATTAAGATCTGCTGAAGATCCTGAAAACGATGAAAATGCGTCTTTCAGATCAGTAGTCGTAGTAGCCAACTTGCTAGAACTACAATCATAACAGGAAGAATAGGAGATAAAACATGGCAATATCAAGAGCACAGCTAGTTAAAGAACTAGAGCCCGGTTTGAACGCACTGTTCGGCCTGGAATACAAACAGTATGAAAATCAGCATTCTGAGATTTATACTTCAGAATCATCTGACAGAGCTTTCGAAGAGGAAGTAATGTTAAGTGGTTTTGCAAACGCGCAAGTAAAAGGTGAAGGTGCAGGAGTCTCGTTTGACGAAGCACAGGAAACTTTTTCTGCGAGATACACACATGAGACAGTAGCTTTAGCATTTGCTATCACGGAAGAAGCTATCGAAGATAACCTCTACGATAGAATTGCTTCTAGATATACAAAAGCTTTAGCGAGA